GCAGTTCGACATCGACTTCAACCAGAACAAGCAGATGATCGAGACCCGGCTCTCCGGCGCTCTGACCCGGATCGCCAGTGCCATTGCTCTGGAGAAGCCCGTGGATGACGAGACCGGCAACCCCTGAGCCGTAGGGTTCAAAATGAGGTAATCAAATGGCAAAAATTTATGGATCGGTAGGCTATGCTGAAACGGTCAAGACAGCTCCTGGCGTGTATGAAGAGCAAATCGTTGAGTATCCGTACTATGGCGATTTAACTCGGAATACACGCCAGCTTCAGTCTTCGGACACTCTCAATGACGACATCAACGTTGCAAATGAGATCAGCATAGTCGCCGATCCATTTGCCAGAGAGAATTTTCACCGAATGCGGTATGTCGTGTTTATGGGGGCGAAATGGAAAATTTCAAAGGTAGAGGTTGGCTATCCGCGTTTGATCCTGACGATCGGAGGACTTTATCATGAGTCGGAGAATTGAACTTCAGACGATTCTGGAGAAGCTCCTCGGCTCTGAAAACGTCTACTTTCAACCGCCTGAGAATTTGGAGATGAAGTATGATTGCATCCGATATTCCAGGATCAAGATCAAATCGAATTTCGCCAACAACCGGCCCTATAACCTCCGTTACTGCTATCAGTTGATTGCCATCACTAAAAACCCGGATAGCGATCTTCCGAAAAAGATTGCAATGCTGCCTATGTGCACCCATGACAGGAGCTATAAGGCAGACAACCTGAACCATGACGTGTTCACACTCTATTATTAACGAGGAGGAAACTGTAATGAGTAGACTTCAGTGGGACAAGGTCGGCGAGCGTTTTTACGAAACCGGCGTTGATCGCTGTGTCCTCTTCCCCATGGGGAAGGGTGGCGTTTACGATAAGGGTACCGCCTGGAATGGCCTGACGGCCATCAACGAGAACCCCACCGGGGGCGAGGCCAATCCCTTCTACGCCAACAACAAAAAGTATCTGAACATCATCGCCGCCGAGGACTTCGGCTTCGGCATTGAGGCCTACACCTATCCCGATGAGTGGGAGGCCTGCGACGGCTCCGTCGAGATTGCTCCCGGCGTGACTGCGGGCCAGCAGACCCGTAAGGTCTTCGGCCTTACTTACCGTACCCTCATCGGCAATGACACCGACGGCCAGGATCACGGCTACAAGATCCATCTGGTCTATGGCGCTCAGGCCGCCCCCTCTCCGCGTAACCATGGCACGGTCAACGAGAGCCCCGAGCCCACCACCATGAGCTGGGACGCCACCACTACTCCTGTGGAGGTCCCCGGTACCAAGCCCACGGCCCATCTGGTGATCGACTCCACCAAGACCCCTGCCGACAAGCTGGCCGCCCTGGAGGTCATCCTGTACGGTAAGGATGCCACTACTGAGGGCGGTGATGACGGCACCGAGTCCCGTCTGCCCATGCCCGCCGAGATCATCGAGCTGTTCAAGGACGTTACTCCTGCCGACTGATCCGTACCGTCGCAACCAAACACCATCTGAGCGATTTGCGAAGCGGGGCTCTCTCAACCGAGGGCTCCGCTTCCTTTTATTTTTGAAAGGAGAAAAATTACCATGCTGAGACTTAGCAGGACCTATATCGACTTCAACAATATGTCCCGTACTGAGGACTTTTACTTCAACTTGACCGAGGCTGAGGTGACTGAGATGGAGCTTTCCGTCGACGGCGGCCTTGTGGAGATGATTAACCGCATCACTGCCGCCAAGGATGGCAAGCAGATCATCGCGCTGTTCAAGGACATCGTTCTGCGCGCCTATGGCGAGAAGTCCGCCGACGGCCGGCGATTCATCAAGAGCCAGGAGATTCGCGACGCCTTCGCTCAGACCCAGGCGTACAGCGACCTCTTTATGGAGCTGGCCACCGATGCGAAGAAGGCCGCTGAGTTCGTCAACGGCATCGTTCCGACGAAGAAGACTGCCCCCGGCGATCTGCTGGCTCAGGGCTGAGATAAACTTGGAGGCCAGAGATGCTGAAAATCATAGTGCCCGCAACCAAGATAGGGGAAGAGTTCAACGAAGCTACAAGTGAATTTATCCCCATCATGACGAAACAGCAGACGCTTCAGTTGGAGCATTCTCTGGTCTCCCTTTCAAAATGGGAATCAAAGTGGCGCAAGCCGTTTCTTGCCAAAGGCAAACGGACAATGGAGGAAACCATCGACTATGTGCGGTGTATGACGTTGACACAGAACGTTGATCCCAATGTCTACAAAGCGATTACGCCTCAGCTCCTGACTGAGATATCTGCTTACATCGACGCATCCATGACCGCAACCACTTTCGCTAAACGGGGAAACAGACCATCGAGCAATGAGCTCATTACATCGGAGCTTATTTACTACTGGATGGTTTCTTACCAAATTCCCTTTGAGTGCCAGAAGTGGCATCTGAGCCGTCTTCTCACCCTCATCAATGTCTGCAATGTAAAGAATGCCCCTCAGAAGAAGATGAGCAAACGGGAGATCATGGCGAGGAACCGTGCTATGAATGCGGCCAATAGGAGGAAATGGAACACGAGAGGGTGATGTAGATGCCTCTGATTGGATCAACAAACGAACAGAAAATCTGGAATTACCTGAAAGAAAATGGTTTTTCCGATTACGGCGCAGCCGGACTTATGGGCAATCTCTATGCCGAGTCGGGGCTGCGCTCAAATAATCTCCAAAACACCTATGAAGGAAAGCTCGGGATGGCTGACGCGGAGTACACCGAACTGGTGGACAAAGGCGTCTATAAAAATTTTATCCACGATGAAGCCGGCTACGGTTTGGCTCAATGGACGTATTGGAGCCGGAAAGAAGCATTGCTGGCTTACGCAAAGGCCACCGGAAGATCCATCGGTGATCTGGAGATGCAGCTTGAATTTCTGCTGAAGGAGTTGGCCAACTACGGCCTTCTCGACAAGTTAAAGGCCATGGCCAGTGTACTTGAAGCATCTAACTTGGTTCTTCTGAAGTTTGAAAAGCCGGCAAGTATGAACACGTCGGCCACCCAGACAAAGAGAGCTGGTTATGGCCAGGGCTATTTCGACAAGTACGCGCAGAAAGGAAGTGTCAGCACCATGGAATTTTCCAACAGCCCCCTGGCGACCGTTAGGATGATCTCCCCGAACAGGACGCCTAACCGGAACCACGCCATCGACACCATCACCATCCACTGCTTTGTCGGGCAGGTGAACGCCAAGCGGGGGTGTGAGGTGTTCCAGCCCAGCAGCAAGAGAGCCTCCTGCAACTACGTTGTGGGCTATGACGGTTCCATCGGCTTGTGTGTCGAGGAGAAGGATCGCTCCTGGTGCACCGGGGGCTACAAGAAAGTGAACGGGGTCAACGTCCCCGTCCGGGTGAATGGGATCTCCGGCTCTTCCAACGACTACCAGGCCGTCACCATCGAGGTGGCCAGCGACACCAAGCACCCCTACGCCATCACCGAGAAGGCCATGGCCGCGCTGATCGAGCTGTGTGCCGACATCTGCCGACGCAACGGCATCAAGAAGCTGCTGTGGTCCGGGGACAAGAACCTGGTGGGCAACCCCTCCAAGCAGAACCTCACGGTTCACCGCTGGTTCGCCAACAAGGCGTGCCCCGGCGACTACATTTATGACCGCCTCGGTGACATCGCCGCAAAAGTGAATGCCAAACTGGGAAGCAGTTCTACTACTCCTGTGGTTCCTGCTGCCCCGGAAAGTAATGTGCCCTACAAGGTTCGCATTACCGCTACGGATCTTCGTATCCGAAAGGGGCCTGGTACCAACACCGCTATTGCCCAGAAAGCCATCAAGCCCGGCGTTTATACCATCGTGTCCGAAGCTGATGGCCCCGGTGCTACGAAGTGGGGCAAGTTGAAGTCCGGCATTGGCTGGGTTTCTCTCGATTACTGCAAGAAGCTGTCATAAAGGAGCAACCATATGATTACGTTCAGACAAAAGGGTGACTTCTCCAACCTGACCAAATTCTTAGAAAGAGCAAAAGAGGTTGTACACCTCGGCGATCTCGATAAGTACGGTCGCGCTGGAGTGGCCGCCCTTGCGTCTGCGACGCCTGTCGATTCCGGTTTGACAGCGAGTTCGTGGTATTACGAGATCACAAACAAAAACGGAACGGCAACAATTTCGTTCCGCAACTCCAACATTCAAAATGGAGTTCCTATCGCCATCATCCTGCAATATGGACATGGCACCGGAACAGGCGGCTGGGTAGAAGGGCGAGATTACATCAACCCCGCTATCCAGCCTATTTTTGACCAAATTGCGAATGACGCATGGAAGGAGGTTGAACGGTTATGAGCAGGACAGTCGATGAGAGAGTCGTAGAAATGCGATTTGATAACAAGCAGTTTGAATCCGGTGTGCAAACGAGTTTGTCAACTCTGGAGAAGCTCAAGAGAGGCTTAGATCTGGATGGGGCCGCGAAAGGCTTTGACCAACTCAGCACGGCTGCTAAGAAATGCGATATGTCCGCAATCGGGCGCTCTGTCGAGACTGTACAAGCAAAATTCTCGGCATTTGAAGTCGTAGCTATGACTGCTCTCTCCAACATCACCAATTCTGCGGTGAATGCTGGTAAGCGTCTCCTCTCTTCCCTGACTATCGAGCCAATCTCTACGGGTTTCAATGAGTACGAGCTTAAGATGGGTTCTATTCAGACCATCATGGCGAGTACCGGTGAAAGTTTGGACAAGGTCAATCAGAAGTTGGATGAGCTGAACAAATATTCAGATCGAACCATCTATTCGTTCTCTGATATGACTCAGAATATCGGCAAGTTCACAAATGCCGGTGTCAAACTGGATGATGCTGTTGCCGCAATCCAAGGTGTCAGTAATGTGGCCGCCGTATCCGGGGCGAATGCCAATGAGGCATCCAGGGCGATGTATAACTTTGCCCAGGCATTGTCGGCTGGTTACGTTAAGCTGATCGACTGGAAATCCATCGAGAATGCCAATATGGCAACGGTTGAGTTTAAGACACAGCTTCTTGAATCTGCCGTTGCCGCAGGAACACTAACCCGAACTGCCGATGGTATGTACAAGACTCTGGAAAAGGGCACCGTCATTGATGCAACCCATATGTTCAATGACAGTCTTCAGGAACAGTGGATGACCACGGAAGTATTGACTGAAACCCTGAAGGACTATGCTGATGAGACAACGGAGATTGGTAAGAAAGCATTTGCGGCGGCTCAGGATGTCAAAACTTGGTCCCAGCTTTTAGACACACTTAAGGAAAGTGCTCAGTCGGGCTGGGCTGAAACCTGGCAGTTGGTCGCCGGAGACTATGAAGAAGCGAAGACTACCCTTCGTACTTTTTCTGAATTCTTCAGCAGTATCATTGACGGGTCCGCCGAAGCGAGAAATTCCCTTCTGGAAGGGGCACTGATGTCGAGTTGGGGTCAAATCAAAAGCAGAGTCAACGAAACTGGAACATCAGTTGATGCTTTCCGAGATACTCTTCGAGAGACTGCCGAGAGTTCTGTTGAGGGTTTGGACAAGATAATCGAAGAGGCTGGATCGTTCGATGCCGCTCTTTCAAAAGGATGGCTTACCACCGATATTCTTTCTGCCACTTTGGATAACCTGGTCAGTAAAGCAGCCGGAACTCAGGTGAGCATTTCGGAACTCTCAGATGAGCAGTTGCAGAACATCGGCTACACTCAGGAACAGATCGATGCTCTTCGTGCTCTTTCGGAAGAAGCCAAGTCTTCTGGCAGCAATCTCGCTTCTTTGGTCAGCACATTAGGCCGTCAGAGTGGCCGTGAACTCCTGTTTGATTCCCTCCTGAACGGAGCTAAAGCCGTTCAAGGATTGTTTCAGACCATCAAAGGCGCATGGCAGGATATTTTTCCTCACACCACATCTGAACAACTCTATTCTTTCATTGAAGCGCTACACTCCGCATCTGAGAAGATAAGAGATTTCTTCACACAGGCGGAGGAAGGCGCGGACGGATTTACGGGAGCAATCAACAAACCATTACAAGATATCGGAAACACATTCAAAGGTCTCTTTGCGGTACTTGATATCGTGAAGCAGGCCTTTACTGCTTTTCTGCGGGCTGTCAGTCCTGCGGGTTCGGCAGTTGGCGAGATACTTACCGGCGTCCTTGGATTAACCGGCTCCTTTGGAGAATGGCTCTCTAAACTTGATGAAAGCATCAAGAAAGGCGATGTCTTCTACAAGGGGCTTAAGTCTATTGTTGACATCGTTAAGGGCGCTATCACTGCTGTGACTGGTTTTGCCGCTGCGATTGGAGAAAGTTTGGGCTTCCCCGGCCTCGATAGTGCGACGGCTTCTGTTGAAGCGTTCCTTGGAACTTTGAAGGGAAAAATCGGCGCTCCTGGTCTGGAGAAATTGGAAGCCATTTTTGATGGGATCTGCACGAGCGCCAAATGGGTCAAAGACGCTATCGTTGGTATGAAAGACGGTGTCGTCGATTCGATGGGTAAGATTGACGGAGCTGTTTCCGGAAACAAATTTGTTCAGGTCCTGACGGGTATTGGCACGTTTATCAAACAGGTGGCCAGTGCAATCGGAGGACTGCTCGGAAAAGCTATTGACGGTCTTATCAACACATTGAGCAACGCCGATTTCAACGGAATCCTCGACTTCCTGAACGCCTTGGCCGCCGGCGGCATTATAGCCGCAATCCGTAAATTTATTGATCCAGTCGAAGAGTTGCAGGACACATTCGGCAGCCTCAAAGATTGGGTTAAAGGGCTCGGCAAAGGAGTTACCAAAATCCTGGACGGCGTTCGCGGAAGCTTAGAGGCATGGCAGACCAAGTTGAAGTCTGATGCTCTTGGCAAAATTGCGGCCTCTATTGCTGTCCTCTCCGTCAGTTTGCTTGTATTGTCATCTATCGACTCTGATAAGGTGACCGGGTCGCTCGCCGCAATGGGCACTATGTTCGCAGAGCTCATGGTGTCCATGGCTGTGCTGGACAAGCTGAGCATTGACGGGAAAGCCGCCAATAAGACCGCATCTGCCATGATAAAAATGGGAGCGGCGCTTCTGGTCCTGAGCATGGCGATGAAGAATCTCGGCGAATTGGAACCCGAGCAGTTGGCGGCGGGGCTGGTTGGCGTTGGCGTATTGCTGGCAGAAATCGATCTCTTCCTCAATACAGCCAAATTCGACAAGAACGCCTCTAAGGCTGCAACCGGTATGATCCTGTTCGCCGCGGCAATCAAAATCCTCTCTTCGGCAGTAAAGAGCCTGGGCGAAATGGACTGGGACGACATGGCGAAGGGGCTTGTCGGAGTAGGGGGGCTTTTGGCTGAAGTCGAGATCTTCCTGAACAATGCCAAGTTCAACGGAAAGGCTGTTTTAACGGCAACAGGGATTGTTATTCTCGCTTCCGCAATTAAAGTCCTTGCCTCTGCCTGTAAAGACTTTGGCTCCATGTCCTGGGGAGAGATCACCAAAGGACTGGTATCCATTGCCGCTCTTCTGGTAGAGATCACTGTGTTTACCAAACTGACCGGAGATGCGAAGCATGTTATCAGTACAGGCGTCGCGTTGATTGAGATTGCGGCAGCTATGAAGATATTTGCCTCCGCTATGGCCGACTTTGGCAGTATGAGCGGGGCGGAAATCGCAAAGGGTCTCATCGCCATGGGTGGTGCCTTGACGGAGGTTGCCATCGCTACCAAACTGATGCCGAAGAACATGATCGGTATTGGCGCGGGTCTGGTCATTGTCGGAGCGGCACTCAAAATTGTTGCGAGTGCTCTCGGGTCTATGGGCAGTATGAGCTGGGAAGGAATTGCGAAGGGCATTGTCGCCATTGGCGTTGCACTTGCTGAGCTGGCCATCGGATTGAATCTGATGAACGGCACATTGGCTGGTTCTGCCGCACTACTCGTAGCCGCAGGAGCTTTGGCAGTTTTGACCCCGGTGCTTGTGGTTCTCGGCAATATGAGCTGGGAATCTATCGCAAAGGGGCTTATCACGATTGCCGGGGCATTCACGGTTATGGGCGTGGCCGGTGCTGTGCTTGGGCCATTGGCACCCTCTATCCTTGCCATTTCAGGAGCATTGGCGTTGCTTGGGGTTGGCGCTGTCGCTATAGGCGCAGGGCTGACCTTGATCGGAGCAGGATTGTCTTCCGTCTCTGTTGGGCTGGTGTCATTAGCAGCCTCGTTGGCCTCCAGCGGCACCCTCATTGTTGGCGGACTTTCAGCAATCGTTCTCGGATTTGCTGGACTAATTCCGGCTATTGCCGAGAAAATCGGCGAGGCCATTGTAGCTTTCTGCGGTATTATTGCAAATGGCGCTCCGGCTATCGGCGATGCTGTGAAAGCAGTCGTTCTAACTCTCGTCGATGTTCTGGTCGAGTGCGTGCCGGCTATTGCCGACGGAGCCCTTCAGTTGGTAACGGGTGTCCTCGCATCTCTGGTCACCTACACGCCCCAGATCATCGATTCACTGATGCAGTTCCTGATCGAGATCCTGGAGGGTATCGCTCGCAATATGCCCCAGCTCATTCAGGCTGCAATGGACGTGGTTGGCGCATTCTTCGCAGGCGTTCTCAGTGCGTTGAGCAGTATTGACGCGGACAGCCTTATCAAAGGTATCGGGGCAGTCGGTCTATTAACCGCTTTGGTTGGGGCTCTTGGCCTGGTGGCAGGGCTTGTACCGGCAGCCATGGTTGGCGTTCTCGGTATGGGTGCTATGATTACCGAGTTGGCAATCGTCCTGGCCGCTGTTGGCGGACTGGCACAAATCCCGGGGCTTGAGTGGCTTATCAGCGAAGGCGGCCAACTTCTCCAAACCATCGGTACTGCAATCGGCGGGTTCGTCGGTGGTATTGTTGGCGGGTTTATGAGTGGGGTTTCCAGTTCGTTCCCGCAAATCGGGGCGGACTTGTCCTCCTTCATGACCAATGTACAGCCGTTCATCGACGGGGCATCCAGTATCAGCCCCAATATGCTGACCGGCGTCAAAGCCCTTACCGAAGCTATCATACTCATCACTGCCGCTGATCTGCTGGAAGGTTTAACCTCCTGGCTTACTGGCGGTTCCTCTTTGTCGGACTTCGCGGAGCAGCTTGTTCCATTTGGCGAAGCCATGATGAAGTTTTCCAACACGATTACCGGACTGGATGGCGATCTGGTCAGCACGGCCGCTATTGCCGGCAAAACCCTTGCCGAAATGGCCGCCACGTTACCCAATAGTGGTGGCGTTGTGGGGTTCTTTGCCGGGGAGAATGACATGGCTGAGTTCGGCAATCAACTTGTCGGCTTTGGCAAATCCATGATGGACTTCGCCGACAGTATCAAAGGCTTGGATACCGAGGCAGTTCAAAATGCCGCAATCGCAGGCAAGGCAATGGCCGAGATGGCCGCCACCCTTCCGAACACCGGCGGGGCGGTTGCATTCTTTGCCGGAGAGAACGACATGGACACCTTTGGCGAACAGCTTGTTCCGTTTGGCAAGGCCATTAAGGAATACTCCAATGCTGTGGCAGGGCTTGATACGGATGCTGTCGTGAATTCGGCAACGGCCGGTAAGGCCCTTGTGGAACTCGCAAACACCGTTCCTAATACCGGCGGGGCAGTCGCGTTCTTTACCGGGGACAACGATCTTGCCACATTTGGCGAACAAATTGTTGTCTTTGGTAATGCGATGAAAGAGTATTCTCAGACGGTATCCGGCTTGGATGGCGATGCTGTCGCCAACTCCGCTACGGCTGGGGCCGCTCTTGTGGAACTCGCAAATACCGTTCCTAATACCGGCGGGGCAGTCGCGTTCTTTACCGGGGACAACGATCTTAAGACCTTTGGCGAGCAGATCGTTCCCTTTGGAGAGTCGATGAAGGCCTACTCTGATTCTATCGCAGGCATCGACGCTGAAGCAGTAAGCGCATCCACCACTGCCGCATTGGCTCTGGCTGAGCTTCAATCTACCCTTCCGAATGTTGGCGGGGTTGTTGACTTCTTCACAGGAGGAAACGATCTTGGTACGTTTGGTGAGGGTATTAAGACCTTTGGCGAAGCCATGAACTCCTATGGAGCGGCCGTAAGCGGGATTGACGCGGAAGCTGTGACTGCATCTGCAACTGCGGCTCAGGCGTTGGCTCAACTCCAGACGTCTCTTCCTAATATGGGCGGATTCATGAGTTTCTTTACCGGTGATAACGACCTTTCCGCATTCGCAGAAGGGATTATCCCATTCGGCGAGGCCATGAAGTCTTATGGCCAGGCCGTGTCCGGTATTGACGCTGGAGCCATTACCGCCTCTGCGGTGGCGGCACAGTCCCTTTCTGAGCTTCAGTCCACACTCCCCAATGTTGGGGGCGTGATGGAATTCTTCACCGGAAGCAACGATCTTGGCAAATTCTCTGAGGGGTTGATCCCCTTCGGGAAAGCTATGAAATCCTACAGCGATTCTGTCGTTGGGATCAACGCTGAAGCCATCACAGCTTCCGCTACCGCCGCCAAATCATTGGCAGAACTCCAATCCGTTCTCCCGAATGTGGGAGGGGTAATGGAGTTCTTCACCGGCGGAAACGATCTTGGCACATTTGCCACTGGTATTATCCCGTTCGGCGCGGCTATGAAATCCTATGGGAATGCTGTCGCCGACATCAATGCGGAAGCAATCACCGCATCCGCGATTGCAGCCCAGTCCCTCGCACAGCTCCAGACCACCCTTCCGCAGATCGGCGGTGTGATGGAGTTCTTCACTGGACGTTATGACCTTACCGCCTTTGGCGAAGCATTGATTCCCTTCGGGGAAGCCATGCACTCCTATGGAACTGCTGTAGCTGGTATCGATGCCGGCGCAGTAGCAAATTCGGCCACCGCAGGTAAGGCGCTTGTGGAGCTGGCAAATACTCTTCCCAAATGCGGAGGTTTGGCGGAGGTCTTCACGGGAAGCAACAGCTTGGCCGGATTCGGCGATGAAATCGTCCAGTTCGGTAAAGATCTCTCCGCTTACGCCAACGCCATCAAAGATGTGAAACCCGAGGCGGTAACCGCCTCCGCAAATGCGGCGCAAGCCCTGTCTAATCTGGCCACAGGTCTGCCGGATAGCAGCCTCTTTGACAAATGGTTTGGCGGAGATCAAACACTCGCCTCCTTTGGCAAAGATATTTCCTCCTTCGGGGAAAGCATGGGAAGCTACTATTCCAAGGTTTCCAGCATCGACCTGACAAAGCTGTCCGGGGTTGTGACCCAGGTTTGGTCCCTTGTGGATCTGGCCAAGGGTATTCAAGGACTTGACACCAGCGGATTCAATTCATTCGGGACTGCCCTTAAGACCATGGCGAATACGGGAATCAACGAATTTGTTTCGGCGTTCTCGAATTCGACCACCGAAGTCAATAAGGCTGTTCAAGGGATGTTGAGTTCGGTAAGCACCTCTATCTCGAATGGCAAGACCCTCACGACACCCGGAATAGAATCGGTGATGAAGTCGCTGGCTGACATCGTTACGAAGAAAGCCACCGAAATCAACAATTCCGTCACGACGATGATGAAGGGCGTCGCCACTACTATTCGCAATAGCGCCCCATCTGTCCAAAATGCCACACGCACTGTCTTCTCCAATGCGGTCAATGTCCTTAACGGCATGAAAGGTCAGTTTGAAAATGCTGGCCAAAACGCCGGCCAGGGCTTTGTGAACGGTATCAACTCCAAGATGGGCGCTTCGACAGTGGCCGGCCGCAATCTGGGCTTGGCCGCCTTGAATGCTGCAAAGAAGGCACTGGACAGTCATTCACCTTCTCGTGAATTCATCTATCTGGGTGAAAACATGGGTGAGGGTTTGGCAATCGGAGCCGAGAACAGCATTGTGCCTGCTTCTCAGGCCACTTCCAAGATGATCGGCGAAGTTCTCAAGGTAAGCTCCAAGGGAATCGAGGCGTTCCAGAAGTGGGCCGAGGAAAAGAAGTATTATGGCGAGTTAAGTCTGAAAGATGAGCTTGCCGGGTACGAAAATCTGCAACAGAAGTACAAAGCTGGCAGCGAAGAGCGCATCAAGATCGACCGCGAGGTTTACCGGATTCAAAATGAACTGGTTGCGTCTACCTATCAGGCCTCTATCGATTGGATCGAGGAGCAGAAGTATTACAACCAGCTCAGCACCCAGGAAGAGCTTGAGGCCTATGAGCGGATGCAGCAGCGGTACATCGAGGGCAGTGAGGAACGTAAGAAGATCGACCGCGAGGTCTATGCCCTCCGGAAACAGCTCATGGATGAGTCCTATCAGCATTCCATGGACTGGATCGAGGAGGAGAAGTATTACAATCGCATGAGCCTTTCTGACGAGCTCGCCGCCTATAAGCGGGTACAGAGCCGTTATGCCAAAGGCACCGACGAGCGCAAGAAGATGGATCGTGAGGTCTACCGTCTTGAGCAGGAGATCTATGAGGCTCAGAAGCAGTACATCGCCGATGTTCAGAGTGTTCAGGCGACGGCAAATCAGAAACGCCTTGATCTCGAAGAGGAGTATGCCGATAAGGTCAAATCCATCAACGAGAAATTGGCGTCGGACATCAAGTCACTGAACGACAAGTACCAAAGTGCCCTTGAATCTCGCACCAATAGCCTTTACCAATCTTATGGCCTCTTTGATGAGGTTAAAGAGCGGGAAGAGGTAAACGGCGAAGCCCTGATGAAGAACCTGACGGATCAGGTGCAGGAGTTTGGCGAGTGGCAGGATATTTTGGACAGTCTCTCGGCGAGAGGTCTGGATTCCGAGCTGATCGGCGAGCTTCAGGAGATGGGCCCCTCCGCAATCGCGGAGTTGAAGGCTCTTAATTCCATGAGTGACTCCGAGTTGGAGAAGTATGCCGCTCTTTGGTCCATCAAACATGCCCAGGCCCGTGAACAGGCCGTCGGCGAGTTAGAGGGCCTTCGTATTGAAACCCAAAACAACATTGCTCAGCTTCGTGTCGAGGCCGAGCGAGAGCTGGATGACTATCGCGCTGTCTGGCAGACCAAGATGAACCAGGTCACCATCGATGCTAACGCGGAGCTGGAACAGCTTCGGAAAGCATTTGGTGAGAAGGTCGGTCTTATCAAGAAGGACACCGAAAAAGAAACGCAGGAGATGGTCGATGCCGCTCAAGCGATTCTTCAGGAAGCCGGATGGGATGAGACTGGCAAACAAATCGTGACCGGAATCAAGAATGGCGTCGAGGAAGAGAAACCTGCGTTCCTGGATGCCCTGACACAAATGGCCCTGGAGGGTGTTCAGGCGGTTAAGACCGCATGGGATGAGCATTCTCCTTCCCGGGTCTTCCGGAAGCTCGGCAATTTTGCCGGTCTTGGTCTTGTGAATGGTTTGACCGACTATGCCGATAAGTCCTACTCTGCCGGGGCCAATGTGGCGGATCGCGCTACGGATGGCCTTTCCAACGCAATTTCTACTATGTCCGACTTGGTCAACGGCGAATTTGACATGCAGCCGACGATTCGGCCTGTGTTGGATTTCTCCAATGTCTCCAGAGGAGCCAATGAACTCGATGGGTTCTTCAACTCCGCAAGGACGGTGGCTCTCGCCGGACAAACCAGTCTGGCCTTTAATGCCACCATGGACAAGGAGAGCATGACTGTCACCGTAGACAACGACGGTGTTGTGCAGGAACTGCGCTCTCTGCGCGGCGAAATGGGTGAAATGATGGCCCGTCTGGAACGGATGCAGGTCGTCTTGGACACCGGTACTCTGGTTGGCGAAATGGCCGATCCGTTGGATGCTGCCCTTGGGCAGAAACAGACTTATAGGGGAAGGGGGATTTAGTATGTATCATTCTATCACATTCGGCGAGAAGAACACATGGGATGACTGGCATCTGGTTCCCACTTCCCTGCCTGTTTTCAGCCCTCCGGCACAAAAAGTAAAGACCCTGGACATTCCCGGTGGGGACGGCGTCATTGATTTGTCGCAAGCCCTCACCGGGTATCCTATTTACCAAAACCGCACAGGCTCCTTTGAGTTCATCGTTCCGAACGGCTTTGAACCGTGGGAGCCCGGAAGGATCGAGAAGGCCCCTTGGCACTCGGTCTACTCCGAAATCATGGATTATCTCCACGGACAGAAGCTTCGTGCAGTGCTGGAGGATGATCCCGAGTATTTCTATGAAGGACGGTTCACGGTCAAAGACTGGAAATCGCCGAGGGACTGGTCTCGCATTACCATTGACTACGATGTCGGCCCCTATAAGTGGGCAGTTCTGTCATCCACCGATGGATGGCTTTGGGACCCGTTCAACTTTCAAAATGGAGTTATCCGAGTCGCGATTTTTGCCAACATCCCGGTCACGACTGAAAAGCATGTCATGAACCTGGACGCAGAATTCTTCGGAAGAGCGCCTATCTGCCCTTCTTTCATCGTCAGGACGACGGTTGGCCGCGGAATGCATATCCGTTTTGTGAATCCGCGGTTGGGACTGGACACCACTAAGCTTCTTCCTGAGGGGACAAGTCAGATCCCGGAATTTGTTTTCTTTGGAGAGCAGGGCGCTACCATTTACTTCTGGTGCGATTCTGGAACCGGGAGCGTGTCCGTCAATTTCAGGCAGGGGAGGTTATGACCGATGTATACTATTTATGCGGATGGCGTCTGTATCTATAACGATGTCTTTGCGGTCGGCGATATGAAGGTCGTAAATCCCAAACTGGTGATGGAGGATTGCGCGGCAGGTTCCCTCACGATGGCTCTCCCCCCGTCCAATAAGGCCTATAGCACCATTGCCCGCCTTACCACGGATATTCGGGTGGATAAGGATGGAAAAGAGTTGTGGTCAGGCCGTGTTCTCTCCGAAAGCAAGGATTTCTGGAACAACCGGATCCTCGTCTGCGAAGGAGAGCTTGCCTTTTTCAACGACAGCACTCAGCCGCCCAAGGAATATGCGGGGTTGAGTATCCGTGCTTTTATGTCAGACCTGATCGCGGTTCACAATTCCAAGGTTCCTGCCAACCGGCGGTTCGCCATCGGTGCGGTCACTGTGGAGGATACCGATTTCCCAACCCGTTACACCAATCACGAGAAGACCATCGAGCTGTTCAACGCTCTTGTTGAGCAGTACGGCGGTCATCTTCGTATCCGAAAGGAAAATGGCGTTCGGTATGTGGACTACCTAAAGGACTATCCGGACACATGCAGCCAGCTGATCCAATTTGGTTCCAACCTGATCGAGTTTACCCGGAACTGGGATTCCACGGAGTTTGCGACTGTCCTTGTTCCTTTAGGCGGAAGGCTCGACAAGAGTCCTATCGAGGCATTGGATGCTTATCTGACCGTGGAGAGCGTGAACAACGGCAGTATGTACATCCAGTCTGACGAAGCAGTAGCCGCGTTTGGATGGATCGAAAAGGTTGTTACCTGGGATCGGGTAACTGATCCGGCCGTTCTGCTGAAGAAAGCGAAAGCCTACCTCTCGGATCTCCAGTTCGACAACATGGAGCTGGAGCTGACCGCTCTGGATCTGCATTACTTGGATGTGGACTACGAGGCCGTAAAGCTCCTGGATGAAATCCGGGTCATTTCTCGCCCTCATGGTTTGGACAGGCAATTCCCGGTGACCAAGTTGGAGATTCCCCTTGACAGCCCTGAGAAAACCCAGTTTACGTTGGGCGATTCTGTGAAAACCAATTTAACCAGCGTCAACAACCAAATCAGTTCCGCCATCCTGCAAAAGATCGAGGAGCTACCCAAGGCCCACAACATCCTGAAAGAGGCCAAGGACAACGCCACCCAGATCATGAACATGGCTACCACCGGTTACATTACTATCACGAAGGATGACTACGGCTCGGAAACCCTTTATATTTCAAACACCAGGGACTATACCAAGGCGAACAAGCTCTGGAAATGGAACATGAATGGGCTGGGTTATTCCAATGATGGCGGAAAGACCTTTGGATTGGCCATTACCATGGACGGCTCCATTGTGGCTGATTACATCACCACCGGCGTACTTAACGCCAATGTGATCCGAGCGGGCGTGCTGAAGGACTATGGCGGTAATTTCAGCCTTGACTTTGAGACCGGGAAGCTGGTCATGAAGAGAGGGTCGATTAACCTCGGGAACAACTTCATTGTTGATGAAGAGGGGAATCTGACGGCTACACGGGGTACATTTGCTGGAACACTGGTTGCCGCGAAGGGTACTTTCGGCGGACAGCTCACGGCTGCTACCGGTAACTTCAAAGGCGTTGTTCAGGCGGAAGACTTTCTTGACAAGTACGGCAACAGTATGCTGGACCTCGCAAAGCAGAAATTTACCGCCGACTACCTGGATCTGTATGGTATTACCATCACCAGCCGGTATGACCGATCTGTCACGTTCAAAGTGGATGGAACCAGCGGCGAGGTCACAATCAACGGGAAAGTGACTATGGGTGCTGGAAGCTCCATCAACTGGGCGCAGGTTTCAAACCAAAACCTTGGCTACAATCCGGCCTATACCGAAGCAATCAACGCTGGAAATTTGGCGAGCAATGCCTATTGGAAAGCTGACGATGCCTATGACGAAGCATCTGCCGCATGGTCACGGGCGAATGACGCCTACTATGAGCGATGCACCGATCAGAATGTGTTTAACGTCCTGACAAGCGGCGGAACGAAGTTTGGGATATTCAGCGATTCGACCTATGGCCGGTTGTACATCAATGCCAGTTACATCAAGGCCGGAACAATCGACGCCAACTATGTGGATCTCTCCTGCGGCTATGGAGGATTCTGTAAAGGGCATGGGTATGACGGACAAAGAACTACCTACGGGGCCATGATGTATGGATCGAACGGGCCGGGCTGGGAGCCGTATATCATTGTCACAAACGCCGGCGCACGAATGACTGGTCAGGGAGCCTCTATCTGGGTCGGTTATGGCGTGAACGCTACCGAGGAGATCACCATTAGCTCCGATGCCCGGCTCAAGAATACTATCAGCTACAATCTGGACAAGTACGATGCCTTCTTTATGGCATTGAAACCCACCCGCTTTAAGTACAATCACGGCGCTTCCGGCCGTCTGCACCTTGGGTTTATTGCTCAGGATGTGGAGAAGGCTCTCTTGGATGCCGGGTTGACTGCGGATGAGCTGGCCGCCCTGGTGAAGGCCCCTGTTCAGGAAGTGATGGAGGATGGTATCTCCGATTTCCGTTACAGCCTCCGTTATGGAGAGTTCATTGCACTCAACACGCACATGATCCAAAAGCTCTACCGTATGGTGAGCGAACTAATTCAACAAAAGGGGGAATCGCGTTGAAAAAGCTCTTGAAGAAGAATTCGGAGTTGGTCGTCATGCTGAATCAACTGGAGCCGATCCTGGCCCAGCGAAACAAGCTTGGCTATGTAGCCGCGCGAAACTTCCGGATTCTCTCTGATACGCTGACTGAGTACAACCGGTTCAAAATGGAGCTGGTCGAAAAGTACGGCGAGCCGGATAAGGCAGAAGACGGAACCGAGCTGCCTACCGTATCCATCAAAGTCGGTTCCCCGAACTTCAAGTCGTTCTGCGACGAGATGGCTCCGTACAACAACATGGAGCATGAGGTCGAACTCATGGTTGCCAAGTACGAGGACACCATCGGCGTTCTCTCTGGCGGGGAAATCGTTGGAATCGACTGGATGCTGGAAGATTAGGAGGTGAGCTGATTGGCTGACATTAGCAGCTACCTCCAGAAGATTCTGGAAGCGATCTATGGTGAAGAGGTGCGTGGGTCTATCCATGACGCCTTGGCGGCCATGAACGTGGAGTCCAATAAGGCCATGGAGTTCGCCTCCACCGCAAAGGATTCTGCACAGGCTTCCGCCGCTTTGGCGAGGGATTCTGCGGATACCGCCATCACCAAGGCAAATGAGGTCGTCGAATCGGCAAACGCCGCAAAGCTCTCGGAAACGAATGCCCGGGATGCTGAAACCAATGCGGTACAGAAGGCCGCCGATGCCGCCGCTTCCGAGGCCGCTGCAAAGCTCTCGGAGACAAACGCCGCGAGTTCGGAAGCTGCGGCGATTCAAAAGGCATCTGAAGCCGAGGCCGCCAAGAGTGCCGCCGCTCTCAGCGAGACAAGCACATTGGCTGCTGAGGAGCGGACCAAAACGGTCAAGACCGAGGTCGAGACCATTGCCGCCCAGACTGCCGCCGATAAGGCTGCTGCCGAGGCCGCCAAAGATGCGGCCAAAGGTTCTCAGACTGCCGCCGCTCTCAGCGCCAGCAGTGCCGCAACCAGTGCGGGAGACGCCGCTGACGCCAAAGATGCCGCGGAAGACGCGCAGGTTGCTGCTGAGGCCGCCAAGGATGCCGCCGCTGACGCCAAAGATGCCGCGGAAGACGCGCAGGTTGCTGCTGAGGCCTCGAAGGATGCGGCGGCGACTTCGGAAACGAACGCTGCGGCCAGCGCCGAAACTGCAAAGCAGTATAGCGGTAAGCCCACGAAACCTCAGGATGGTACCTGGTGGGTTTGGGATGCCACACAACAGAAGTATGTTGACACTGGTATCGCCTGCGATCTGGTTGGCCCCACCGGAAACGGTATTGAGAGCTTCGTTCTGACCAGCGGCGACCATATGCCGGGCTCAACCGATGTGTACACCGTCACGATGACGGATGGAAGCACAAAAGAGATTTCCGTGTACAACGGCAAAAACGGAACCGGCATCGGTGATGTAGTGGGCATCGCATTCGACATTGAAATACCTGCAAGCGGCTGGATCAATGGTAAGGTCACCATTTCGGACAGCCGTTTTATTGCGTCTGCACGCTACAAGTATTTCATCGACACCTACGACGAATGCCGCGACGAGGTCAAAGAGAGTGTCATCCGCCCGCAGGACATCAAGGCGAACGGCTATCTCACCTTTACTTCGGAGTTCACACCGCTTACCGATGTGACGGTGAACATCCTTCGGGTGGAAGTCAACGGCAGCGGCGATACACCATGATTCGGGGGTGAGGAGAATGGTGAATGTTGCAAAGGAGCAGATCACCTCCCTGTTTGTCGGAAAACAGAGTATCAAGACCATCATGGCCGGAACTATACCTGTTTACGACCGTCCGGGTGGGTACGTTTACCTCACCCTGGACACGGAGACCAAAGGCCAACCATCGCAAATTCAAAATGAAAAGGAGTAATCGATTATGGCAAGCTTTTTCAATCTTATCCTGGATACCCTGGCCCCTGAGTCCCTCGCCGTCAAGGTGAATAACGGGGCCCTCTTTACTTCCAGCGTCAGCGCCACCCTGGGCGTGACTATCGACGACACGGACACCACCGGCTATCAGATGAAGATCTGGGGCGTGGACGGCGTCGCTGCCGAGGAGGACGCCTCCTGGGAGAGCTTCGCCGCATCCAAGGCCATCACTCTGCCCGCCGGCGACGGCCTGAAGACCGTCAATGTCAAGGTGCGGGATAACGTCGGCAATGAGACGGCCGCCGAGACCGCCTCCATCACCCTGGTATCCGATGTGCCCGTGGTCACTGTCACCGGCCCCGACAAGACCACCATCTCCAAGATCAACGGCTTCGACAGCGCTGTCATCTCCTTCATGGCCGACGTGGCCTTCGTAGCCTACAAGGTCTGCGTCGTCCCCGCCGAGAACAGCCTGGTGGATGCCGGTACGCTCATTGGCGATACCGCCGGCAGTGTGAACACCAGCGGCTCCGCCGCCGAAGGCGAGGAGTTCGCCGCTGACACTGCAATCAACGTCACCATCAAGGGCGCCGACCTGGAGATTGCCTCCGGCGGCGATGGCACCAAGATCGTCAAGGTGTTTGTCAAGGATGCCCGTGACATCTGGAGCGTAGCCTGATGGGAGCACCGAACCTGACTTTCTCCGTCACCGGGAACAAGCTCTCCGCGGTTAGCGGGTTCGACAAAATCACTGTGTCCTTTCAGACGGACGCACCGTACAAAGCATTCGAGTGCCGCGCGACAAAGTCAGGGGAGGCATGGGGAAGGGGGAAGGGCTCGCTGGTTGCGTCCTTCTCCCAAACCCCGGCAGACACCCCCCGGCAGTTCGACATCTTTGACGAGTATCTGCTGAACGGGGATGGCGAGTACCGGATCGGCCTCTATGTCCAGGGGGAGGACGGAGCTTGGAATGACAACTGCGGTTTCGTTCCCTCCGGCTCCTCCGGATTGAGGACGGCTGACGGGAAGATATTTATGTGCATGAGGTGAGCATATGGCAACAGTAGACGAACGCCTCGCAGCACTGGAAGCAAAAGTCGGAGGCCCCGATGAAGAGCTGTATAACAGCCGTCATACCGGGGAGCAGATCGACAACGCTGTCACCTCGGTGCGGAATAACGAGACGGCCTGGAGCGGCAAGGCAGAGAAAGGGGCCCCTGTGACCCTGGTTCTGAGCAAGGATACCTGGGATGAGACTCAGAAGACCCAGACCCTTACCAATCCGCTCCTTGTGGCCAGCAGCGCTTACCGCTATCTCGTGGCCCCTTCCACGAGTGACAGCACCGCTTACGGTAACGCGGGCATCAAAGCAGACGACATCACAACCACCGGCCAGATCACATTCCACTGTGAAATGCCCCCTGAGGCTGACCTGACCGTGGAAATCGTGCGACTGGAGGTACAAACATGAGTAACAACACGGACGTCGGAAAGGTGTTCAACATCATGTCCGGCACCGGTGGCAGAGACGGTTCTCTCCGGTTGGAGAGTTTGGCCGTGACCAAGCCGCCCAACAAAACAACCTACAAGTCCGGCGAGACCTTTGACCCCACCGGCATGGTGGTTACCGGCAGCTATGCCTTTGGCCTGACTTCTGATGTGACGGGCTATACCGTCTCTCCCTCCGTGCTGACGGATGGCGTTTCGGAGGTCACGATCACCTATACCGAGGGACGGGTCACCAAGACCGCCAGCACTCCCGTGACGGTGGAAAAGGTGCTGACCGCTATTGAGGTGACTACTCCGCCCACCAAGACCAGCTACAACTATCTGGAGAGCTTCGACCCCGCCGGCATGGTGGTGACCGCGAAGTTCTCGGACGGTTCCAGCGCCCCGGCGACGGGCTACACTTACCCCGATACGGCCTTCTCCACGCTGGGGAGCCAGCCGGTGAACATCGGATACACCTATGAGGGCGTGAGCCGGGAGACTACGCTCTCTGTGACGGTCAACGCCATCTCGGTTCCCATCCCTACCCAGGATGGAACTATCTCCTATACCGGCTTGGAGCAGACCCCTACCTGGAACAACTTCGATTCCGTCAAAATGGCGGTAACCGGAGACACTTCCGGGGTCAACGCCAAGGACAACTACTCGGTGACGTTCACTCTCGTCTATGGCTATGTCTTCCCCGATGGGAAGAATGAGGCCACGGTGAAGTGGGCGATCAACCGGGCGGTCATCGAGGCCCTGCCCACACAGAAGGACATCCCCGCCGCTGACGGCGGCGTCAAGTCCCCCTCCTGGGATGGCTACGACCCGGTGAAGATGACCATCGGCGCGGATCGTTCCGGCACTGCCGCCGGCGACTATACCGCCACATTCACGCCTACCCCCAACTACCAGTGGTGGGACGGCACGACCGGGGCCAAGAGCGTTACCTGGAGCATCGCCAGCGTCATCGTCCCCATCCCGACCCAGAAGAACATCCCCACCTATGACGGGTCCAACAAGACCCCCGAGTGGGATGACTTCGACACCGACCACTGCACTGTGACGGTCACTCCCGCGGTCAACGCCGGGGAGTACAGCGCCACATTCAGCCTGCTGGAGGGGCTGTGGGAAGACGGCACCACGGGCGGCAAGACGGTGAAGTGGCGGATCAACCGGGCGATCCTTGCCAAGGTCCCCGAACAGAGCGGAACCCCGGTGTATGACGGCAACCCCAAGACCCCGACCTGGGACACCTCTTACGAAAGCGCCAAGATGACAGTGAGCGTGGAGGCCAAGACCCTGGCCGGGACGGACTATCCCGCCGAGTTCACCCCCACGTCCAACTATCAGTGGTGGGATGGCACAACCGGGGCCAAGAGCGCCACCTGGAGTATTGCCCGGGCGACTATCACCACGGTTCCCAGTCAGAACGGTACCCTGACCTACACCGGCAGCGAGCAGACGGTTTCGCTGAAGAACTTCGACAGCAACAAGCTCACCCTGGGCGGCACCACCAAGGGTACGAATGCCGGGGAATACAGCGCCAACGTCACCCCTACGGCCAACTACCAGTGGAGCGACGGCACCACAACGGCGAAGACCGTGAAGTGGAGCATCGGCAAGGCGGCGGGCAGTCTGAGCCTGAGCGCATCCGCTGTGACGCTGAACCGCACCACCCTGAGCAAGACCGTCACGGTAACCAAGGCGGGCGACGGCGCTATCTCCGTCACATCCAGCAACACTGCTGTGGCAACGGCTACGGTGAGTGGGGCAACCATCACGATCAATCATGTCAACCAGGCCAGCGGTACGGCGACCATCACCGTCAAGGTGGCGGCCGGTACGAACCATGAGGCCCCTGCCAACAAGACCATCACGGTGACGGCCCAGTTCACCACCATCTACGGCGTGGAATGGGACTGGACCAGCAGCGGACCTACCAAGGGCACCCGTACCGACGCGGCGGCCGGGTTCAGCGACCCCAATCCCGCTGTGAACAACGGCACCGGCAGCTCTCCCTTTGATAGCATCATGCCCTGGGCGGGAATGGTCAAGGAGACCCGCGCCGGCGGCGTTGAGGTTAAAGAGCCCAAGTATTGGTTCAAGTGGACCAAGACGGGGAAGAAGCTGAAACTGCAAATCGCCGACGGTCCTGTGGAAGGGTTCCATGTGGACCCGGTGAACATGGACCGGGGCGACGGCCTGGGCGAGCTGGACTTCTCCTATATCGGACGGTATCACTGCGCCTCGGGCACCTACAAGTCGGAGACCAACAAGGCCCAGCAGGTGAACATCACCAGGAGCTCGGCCCGTACCAGTATTCACAATCTGGGGGCTAACTTCTGGCAGATCGACTTCGCCCAGTTCTGGTATGTTGGGATGCTGTTCCTGGTGGAATTTGCCGATACCAATGGCGAACGCATTGGCCGTGGCTGTTCTGCCGGCGGCTCCAAGGAGAACAACGGCAAGACGGACGCTATGAAGTACCACACCGGTACCACAGCGGCCAACCGGGACAGCTATGGCTACACCCAGTACCGGAACATTGAGGGCTGGTGGGATAACGTGTTTGACTGGATGGACGGTTGTTATTACAACAATAATGGCCTGAATGTCATCAAGAATCCTAACCAGTTCAGCGATAACGCCAATGGTGTTCTGGTTGGTAAACCTGTCGGCGGGTGGACATCCGATCTCGCCATTCCGACCCAAGCCGGTTTCGAGTGGGCGGTGTATCAATGTGCCGCTGCTGGCAGTGCCACAACATATGTCCCGGATTACTGGTACTTTAGCGGTGGTGGCCCGTGCCTGTACCATGGCGGTTACTATGGCCAGGGCCAGAGTTATGGGCCGTTCTACGTCAGCTACTACAGTGCGTCGAACACGAACGACAACATCGGCTGTCGCATCCTTGATAAGCCATAGGCTAACCCTCCATTTGGTAGTAAGGGGTCCTCGCCCTTTCTATATCGCACGGTTGACCGCCCAGCTCTTGCTGAAGATGAGCCGTCAGGACACAGCTTAGTACACTTCGGGCCGGGTCTCGCCTCGGAACACCCCGCGGCGCTGGAACAGTTGTGAGGCTACAAGGAGGAAAAGTATCCCTGATGAAACGAGTTAGAGTTTACCAACAAATCCGCTCCGAGGAGAACCTGCGCCTGGCCATCCAAGAGGTCTGTGCCAGTCACCGGCGCAACGGCGACCATAGCCTGAACAAGAAGGTGCTGGAGATCGAGGCCGATCTGGATGACTATGTGAAGAAACTCGACAAGTTCATCCAAGACCTGGTGAGCGGAGACGCGCATATGAACAAACCCATCAAGCGACGACGCTGGGACCGGAATGCGGACAACGGGAAAGGGAAATGGCGAGACATTAACGAACCCTTATTATGGCCGGACCAGTGCGTCCATCACGCGGTATTGCAGCCGATGATCCCGCACATCATGCGGAGCATGGATCGCTACTGTATCGCAAGCGTTCCCGGTCGGGGCAACTCCTATGGCGTGAAGACCATCAAGAAGTGGATGAAGAATGATCCAGTCGGCACCCGGTACGCGCTGGAGTGCGACATCTATCACTGCTTCGAGGAGCTGGACCCGCCGCACGTCATCAATGCATTGAAGCGGCTGTTCAAGGATCAGGAGACCCTCTGGCTGTGCGACGCCATGATGGAGTACGGCGTGCTGATCGGCGCGTTCTTCTCCGCCTGGTTCCTGCATCTGACGCTTCAGCCGCTGGACCTGATGATCCACGACAAGAAGTACGGCGTGAGCCATTCCATCCGTCAGATGGACAACTTCACCATCTTCAGCTCCAACAAGCGAAAGCTGAGGAAGCTGTTCGAGGACATAAACGCTTGGTTGGCGGAGATCGGATTGAAGATGAAGGGAACGTGGC